TTATTTGCTAGGTCGGGCAAAGCTACAGGGATTAGAATATATTAAGAACATGATAGTATTGAGGCAAAACTGTGTATAGCTCACTAAATATTTACAACAACCCTATAACACAAGCTGCCACCACAGTTGCAAGCCCTAATGCAGCCTATCAACGCATGGCTCAATTTTGGGATCTGATAACAGATTTGAAGGAAGGCACATACAAAATCAGGAGTGAACATAGAAAGTATTTGCCACAGGAGGCGAGAGAAACAGATGACAGCTATGACGTAAGGCTTAGTAGATCAACTGTAGTGCCATATCTCCAAAGAATTGAGAAAATGCTGTCAGGTATGTTGGTCAGAAAACCAGTAAGACTTGATGATGTATCTGACTTGGTGAGAGAACAGTTGTTTGATGTTGACCTTGAGGGTAATGATCTTAATGTTTGGCTATACAACACAGCAAGACTAGCAATCAGCTTTGGTCATGTCGGGGTACTTGTTGATGCACCGAAAGAAGGGGACAAGACCAGACCATACTGGGTGACATATACACCAAAAGATATTTTAGGATTTAGGTCTGAGATCATAGATGGTGTAAGGCAACTCACACAGTTGCGTCTATTAGAACAGGTTGTTGAGCCAGATGGAAAGTATGGTGACAAGGTTGTTAAACAGATCAGGGTATTGGAAAGGGGCAGATATGAAATTCACAGAAAAGATGAAAAGAAAGGAGAATATAAATTATTTGATGAAGGTGACATGAGTCTAAAGGACAAGATTCCCTTTGCTATTGCCTACTCCAACAGAGTTGGTTACTACGAAAGCCGCAGTCCTTTGTATGACATTGCAGAACTAAACCTCAAGCATTACCAGATACAGTCTGACTTGGATAATATTTTGCATATCAGTTCTGTTCCTATGCTTGCAGTGTTTGGCTATCCAAATGCAGATGAAATAACAACAGGCCCTAATGAGGCACTATCATTGCCACCTGAATCCAGAATGGAATACATTTCTCCATCAGGAGATAGCTATGACAGCCAGTTCACAAGATTGAAAGATATTGCAGAACAAATCAATACATTATCACTAGCCGCAGTACTTGGACAGAAGTTGGTAGGAGAGTCAGCAGAGGCCAAGAGAATAGACCGATCTCAGAATGACAGCACAATGATGGTGATTGCACAGCAGATGCAAGACTTGATTGATAACTGTCTTAAATTTCATAGTGAATACCTCAATGAACCTAATGCTGGCAGTAGTTTTGTGAATAGAGACTTTGTAAGTGCAAGATTACAACCACAGGAGATAACATCATTGCTTACATTGTTTACTGCTGGAACTATTACGCAAGAAACATTACTAAAGCAATTATCAACTGGAGAAGTTCTAGGTGATGACTTTGACGTAGAAGAAGAAGTTGAGGCGACACAGCAGGGAGGTCTTACAGAAGTAGAGCCACCAGAAGAACCTGACCCAGAACCAGAGGAGGAACAAGAGGAAGAATGATAAATGGACACTCCAGAGGTATTTTTTAGGGAAACTATTGATCTAAATAGATATAGTAATTCTGTTGCAAAGAAATATGCTGTCACTTACAACGAAATTATTTTAAATGCAGCAAGACAATTAAGACAAATAAATCTGAGACAACAAGCGGCTGCTGAAGGTGTAATTATTGCACCTCAGACAAGGAAAAGATTAAGAGCCATTATAAAACAATCTAAAGATAGTCTTGCAACTTGGTCAACTAAATCTGCAAGAGATTTTAAAAAAGAACTTCAAGGGGTAACGATATTACAAAAAGATTTTATTGAAAATGAATTGAAAAAGGTTACAGCATCTGGTGATGTGCCTATTAACAGCGTTGCGATAAGTCCTAAATATGCAGAGTCAGTAATTATGACTGACCCATCAAAAGTAAATATTTTTACAAGTAAAGCTTTTACAGAAGATAATTTTGTAAACTTTGGTTCTGGTAAATTCAGTCTTACTGCCACACAAGGGGCTGCAATCAGACTGCCAAATGGCACAACAGTAAGCAAAGCGTTTAGGGGTTTAGCAGAATCTTCGGCAGAAAGATTAGATTTAGCTGTTAGATCAGGAGTGTTTGCTGGTGAGTCACTAGATCAAATTACTAAGCGACTCGTTGGTAGGCTTGATTTTGCAGATTTAGGCCCTTTGTCTGTTAAGCAGTTAGCTTTAGCTGGTGGAGAGCTAACAAAAGTAGCTAATAATCAAATCTCAACTATTGTAAGAACATCTGTAAATCAGGTTACAAATCAGGCATCACAGGCTGTATATGCAGCAAATAAAAAGGTTGCACCTAAATATGAATATGTTGCAACGCTAGACTCAAGAACAAGTCCGATATGTAGAAGATTAGATGGTCAAATATTTAAATATAATAAAGGCCCTACACCACCTCAACATTTTAATTGTCGATCAACTACTGTCCCTGTTGTTGACTTTGATGGTCTGCAAAAAAAATATCCTAGTCTTGAAAAACCGCCAGCGACCAAACTTGATACAAGGCCAAGTATTACAGGGAGAGTACCGCAGGGAACAACATATGGAAACTGGCTTTTACAACAAGATAGAAAGCTGCAAGTTAAGACTTTAGGTAATGAAGGAAAAGTAAGAATATTTAAAAGACTGGCAAAAAAAGAGGGTTCTGGACAAGCAGCTTTAAGAAAAATGATTAGAAATGATGGTAGCGAAGTTACTTTAAAAAGGTTACAAGAGTTATATACATAAAAACTATGCCACTAAAAAAAGGAAAGTCTGAATCTGTTATCTCTAGCAATATTCGTTTGTTGATGAAAGAGGGCAAGACATTAAAACAAGCACAGGCAATAGCTTTATCAACTGCTAAAAAACGCAAAAGGAAGTAATATAAAGTCAGCTACTTTTATTGTCATGCCTTCACACTATGGTTCAATGAAGCCCAAAGGAACAAAAAAAAAGAAAGTTAAGAAGGGAGGTAAAAAGTAATGGGATATATTTTTAAAGTACAGGGCGAAGAAACAAAAAAGCCCAAAGAAACTAAGCCCACTGCTAAAAAGAAAACTAAAAAGTGACAAGAAAACTAAGGCGAGTTCCAAAGGACAAAAAGACAGGTATTGCAAAAAAATACTTGTCTGGTTCCAGAAACAGGGCTGCGAAAGCTGCTGAAATTAAACGAACTGCCGAAGCTTATAGAAAAGGAGAGTATATTGATATAAAAGCCGTACAAAAATCAAGGGTTGCTCAAGATGTCACAAAGAAAAAGAAGAAAACCACTAAGCGAAAGCGTAAAAAAAGCTCTTAAGAAAAAAGCTGATGGTACGAAGTTTTTTTATGGTGAGCTTGCAGAAGTTTATCGCAAGGGACAAGGGGCATACTTATCTGGCGGCTCAAGAAATGTCACCATGCAAGCTTGGTCTTTTGGAAGAGTAAACAGTTATATGAGAGGTGACAAAGCAAGAACAGCAGACGCAGCAATTTATTCAAGGTACAACAAGAAAAGATGAAGCTTACTACCAGACAAAAGAACACACTTGCAAAGCACCAGAAAGCTCATGGTCACACAAAGGCTCATATGGAGTATATGAAACGCAAGATGAGAGAAGGGGTTTCATTTACTGAAGCACACAATATGGCAATGAAGAGGAAAGGAAAATGAGTGACCCAAGACTTAAAAGGTTTGGATTATCTGGTTTTAATAAGCCAAAGAGAACACCATCACACCCAACTAAGTCTCATGTTGTTCTTGCAAAAGAAGGCGATAAAGTTAAATTAATTAGATTTGGAGCGCAGGGCGCAGATACAAAACCACCAAGAAAGGGCGAAAGCATGGCAGACAAGGCAAAACGCAAGAGTTTTAAGGCAAGACACGCAAAAAATATTGCAAAAGGCAAAATGTCAGCAGCTTTTTGGGCAGACAAGACAAAGTGGAGCTAATATTGTGAATAATTGTAAATTTTTTATTTATGGCTGACGAACCAATCAAACCAAATCCACCTGTTGATGCAGCAGCGTTGATGGCAGAAGTTGAAGCACTCAGAAAAAGCAACAGAGAAATCTTAGATGACTACAAAAAAGCAAAGGAGGCAGCAAAAGCTGTACCACCAGATGTTGATGTAGATGCTTTGATTGCTTTTAAACAACAGAAAGAAAAAGAAGAGCTAGAGGCAAAGGGCAGATATGATGAGGCGATTGCTAAACAGGCACAGCAGTATCGTGACGCAGAAGAGGCAAAAAACAAAAGAATCCAAGAGCTTGAAGCAAGGCAAAGACAGCTTGAAGTTGAAGCCCCAGCAGTAACAGCCCTTGCTGATGTTGTACACGACCCTCAATATGTGCTATCTCGCATAAGCAAAGATCAGCTTGCAAGAGAGGCAGATGGAACAGTCGTTGTAGTTGATGGATATAACAGGACTCCAGTAAAAGAGTGGGCAATGTCAAAAATGCCTTCATGGGTACAGAAGAACCCAAGACCTCAAGGCGGTGGAGCAACGACAACCAAAGTTCAGACTGAAACAGTAGCTGCTGGTGAAAAGAACCCCTTTGCACCTGATTCTTTCAACCTTACAGAGCAAAGTAGGTTATATAGAACAGACATAAATAAATATAATATGCTCAAAAACGCAGTTAGCGGTTAGTATAGAACTAACGTGGTTGTGCCATGTCAGAGGTTGT